TAGAACGACTAGCGGCACGTGCTGCCATGTTTGCTACTCCTGCTTCGGACTTTTCTTTAGCTTTAGCAGGATCTTCATTTTTAACTGTTAAGATATCTGTTGAGAACTTAATCTTGCTTGGATTGATGCTGTCGATATAGTGTTGTAGTTCTGGGCTAGCATGGTTAACTGCCACTAGATCTTTAAGCATAAACGGATGGCCTAAGGCCGCCGATACTTTGGTAGTGATAACATCTGGACTTACTTCTGTATGTCCTTCACCAATAAGTTTAATAACTTCTGCTACTACAGCATTGGCTTCATCACTGTCACCCATACCTTCATTAACTCTACGTGTAAATTGTTTTGCTCTCATTTTATTTTCCTAGATATCTAAATTTGCAAAAGCTCTAAACCAAGCACCTGTGCCCGGTAATGGACTACTCTCTGGTAATACTAAATTGTCACGAGCAAATGCTTCTTTGGCATCTGCTATTAATTGTTCAAAGTCTGTGCGACCTTTTATACTTTTAATTATCGTTTCTACATTGGCTAAGTCTTTGCCTGTATGTCCTTGACCTAATAAATGAACAGCAATTTCATTGGGGTCTCGAGTAATAACTTCATTAGTGGTACGATCAACTAGGCCAAACTTTTGACTGAATTTTAAGTTCTGTGCCTTGGCTAGACTAGCTAATAATATATTACGATGTACACCTTTAAATTGACTACCAGGTGTGCCACCAGCTAGGGCAAAATGTTGCCAGTCTGGCGTATCTGTAAACATAAAATCTGTTTGTACATAACCATTAGTTGGATCACCTAAGATAGGAGTTTTTAAATGTACAGCATCTCCGGATTTTTTAATGTCGACATTTTTAATACCACGTTTTAATAATTGTTGTATTAGTACATCTTTACTTACTTTAGTAGAATCAACACCAAGGTCTAGATCACCGCTGGTCTCTGCTCGGCCTGTTGAACCTAGCATATTATCTACTAGATTTAATCCAGTAAGTTGCTCTAACCATTGTACTGTAGGTACAACATTATCTCGGGTAATGCGTTTTGTGTCTGGAAGGCCTTTGGCATCTTTAAAAACATTGCCGCCTTCTAATAACTTAGTAACCATATGCGTGTGCTAGTCCTCGTGCTACTATATCTAAACTGTCTTCATCTGCTTGATATTTAATACCAATGCCTCCACGTGCCTTCCAACGACTAATGTTAGTGCCTCGATCATCAATTAAGATATTAGGACTACCATCTGAGTTTACAGCGTGTGTTTCTTTTGTGCCTGTGATAACTATATCATTTGGTTGTGGGCTTAGGTGTTGCTTAATCCATTCACGTTTCCAGTGTTCGCTGTTCTTATGGTCGCCACGTAAGGGGCTTGAACAAATACTGTAATCGGGTACATAACTTAAGACTAATTGTACTAGACTAGGTGCTGTTGGAAACATAGGTAATCGGGCAAAAAAGTCTGTACCTACCATTTTATTCAATGTAGGATCCTCTTTTGCTGGAGGAATTGATCTGTAATCATGTTTGCCAAAATTATCTGCAGGTACTCCTGCTAATTTAGCATATTCATGAAAGAAATCAGCAAGAACACCATCCATATCTAAATAGATTTTAGTGTGATCTGTTGCTCTAATTAGTTCTTCTGCTCGCATAATGTAGTATTTATCGTAATTTAATATATGAGCATTATACACGATTTTGGTATGTTAGTCAACAAAAAACCGCCACTTGGGCGGTTCTTTTGGGTTGGATTAATTAGTTGTGCCAATTAAATAAATTAGCTTGGCCTTGTGCTGGAGTAATTTGTCTAGCACAAATTGCTGCATGAGTTTGGTTTTCAACTTGATCTTTAGCGTGTGCATCATATAATACACGAGCTGGAAAGTTCGGTGCTAGTTGTGCTCTTGTGCAATATGCTTGTAATTGTAAGTTACTGATATCGTTTGTGCCACCTACTTCTAAACTGATACGGTGATCAACTTCGTAGCCTAAACTACATAAACTACGATCTCCATATGGCACACCTGCTAATCTATAAACTTGTTGTTTAGTTGCTTCGCTGACATCACGGATAGTACCTGTTTTTGTGCTACAAATATCATTTACATCTTGTGTACGAATACTTGCAGCAGGAATAGCGCCATCAGCTAATGCCACTGTTGAAACTAATGCTAATACTAATGCTAGTTTTTTCATTGAACTTCTCCTTTAAAATATTTCAATTAATAACTGTCTAAGACAATATTATTTGATTGTGCCACTGGTTTCCAAATACCACCTTGTCTAATAAAAATGTCCGCAATTGGTTTCCATCCGGTGATCAATGCCGGATATGTATAACTAACTATAAAACTACCCTGTTGTTGCAGACCAATAGTATAATTATATGTTCCTTCGCTACCACCTGGATCATATACTCTAAACACAGCAACATAACTATTTGCCGCTGTTGGTTGTTGTAAGAAATATGCGTAACCAGTTGGGCCGTATCTACCACTGTAATATGAGATATAGGCCTGGAAGTGAGATCCCAAGACGCCAATTGGCACTGTGTTAATTGATATGCTAGCTGACAAATCACCGTGATATCGTTCATTAGTTTCGGCATAGTAAATGCCTTTTGCGGCCGCACCTGCTGTTAGCACACCACTAGTACCACTACCTTGATAGCTTGCACCGTTTGTTGTGGCTACACTAAAATTAGTATCATCTAGATCGTCAATATTACCATAGAAACTAAACACATCTGCTTGGAATGCGGGAACTGTGAAATCACCAACTTGACTAGGCTGACCATAATCACCTACGGTAATAGGTATCGTACTGTTAGGGATAGCAGGTATAGTTGTGGTTTGAGTTCCTGTAGCTGTTGCATACGATATATTCAAACTAGTAATTTGTTGTGGAATTTTAAAGTATGTAGTGCCCAAGGTATTGAATGTTGTATTGACTGTTTGTCCACCTGTTTCTGGTGGGTTTACTCGAACATAAGAATTTGTAACATTTAACCAATTACCTGAATATTTAACTTTTAATCCTGGCAATTTAACTAAAACCATGTAAATGTAACCAGCAAATCCAGCATCGCCCATATTAGGTAAATTTGCTGGATAATATGCTGTATTTTTACCAGCCCCTGTTGTTCCACTACCTGGTAATGTAACAGTACCGTAGCTTAGACCGCCATTGCCTGCTCCACCGGGGCCGCTATCATCTCCGTAACTAACACCAGCTTCACCGCCAAAATAGCCACCACCGCCGCCACCACCTGACGAAAATCCGAGTCCAGCAGATTGACCAATTGTATTGTTAGTTAATCCTGTATCAGTAACTAATGCACGAGTGTCCCATAGTTCTGTAGTGTCGGGTTTGATAATTTGTAATGCTACTCCACCTGGGCCGCCTGTGTTAGAAGCACTGATATTAACAGTATGATTGCCTGCTGTGATAGATTGTGTAAATGTGCCGTATGATGTATATGTAGAATATGATCCGCCACCACTGCCATCTATGTTAAAACTACCCGAATTGTCTGTGCTAAAATAGAAAGTATAAGTTCCAGTAGTAGGGAAATTAATAACAGTCGACGCTGAGAAGCTACTCGCATACGCACTACCGCCATCCCAGATACCGTAGGTGTTTAAGAATGTGCACCAAGCACTACCCCATGAAATCGGGAAATATGCTGTTGCATGCCCTGGATAAACACCCCCAGGGTTACCGGGAGTATCTGGACCGCCATCATCTGCGCCACCACCAGCGCCGCCTGCGCCAGCAGCTACACATACAGGAACGTTGTTAATTAGTACGGCTGTTGCGCCACCACCACCGCCACCACCACCAGTGTCGCCATCTTCGTCGCCGAATGGTCCACCTGCCCCACCAGCAAAGCGACCATCTTTAAAACCGGACCCACCTGTTTGACCCCTACCAGGCCCGCCTACGCAGAAAGCCACAACATCGCCTGGATTAATAGTTACAACCGCAGTAGCGTATCCGCCTCCTGCACCAATTGTTCCGTTAGTCGATTGACCACTACCAGCACCCCAACAATATAGTTCTACACTAGTTTGATAGCCCTCAGGCATAACAAATGTTTTACCACCTGGCTGTTGTGATTGTATAATAATTTGTTGCGACATGTATGTTTAATCCTTAGAGCGAGCAAGTTGCGCGGCTTTTTGGTGTACACGTGTACTATATTCTGGGCCGTGCTTTTCTCTAATATGTTTGAGGAATTCAAAGTATTTGTGTTTTTGGTTTAATGGGTCACTGACAGCAGCACCCATTAATCCGCGTGCTGTTACAATATCACTTAATTCATTACCTTCTGTGGTAATCATGTTAGACACAGCCATATCTTCCGTCATATCACCGCTGGCTTGACCATGCCACTCATCGTTGCCATCTGACCACTGGTCATCATCACTTTGATTGTGCCAGGGATTATCTGGACCAGACCAAGCATCGTATTCAAATAGATCTTTAACTAACATATGATTCCTCTATAGAGTATTTATCATAAACAAAATGGTTGACAACTATAGACAACGATGCTATAATTCACATATTATCAACAACTCAAAGTGTAGGTTAGATTCATGGCAAATTTAGAACAACTATTAGAAGTTATCTCAGATCCTTACAATGGACGTGAAGAGGGTGTAGATTTCTGGGTAGATGAAGATGGCTATATTCAAGTTCCAAACATACGTACAGCTGCATTGTTAATGCGTGAAGCTAATACCAGCGGTCAGTTTACGCAAAATCTAGTCAAAGTTGGCCAAAAAGGTGACAGTATTTTACTAGGATTTGATACATTATTAGATGTTAGTGCTGTGTATAAGACCAAAATTCAAGATATTCTGGCAGAAGTCAAGCGTGATGAAGGCGGAAAGTTTTGTGTTTATTTAAACAAGAAACGGTCAGCACGCATGTTCAATAAACTTGCTAGTGCCAAACGTTTTATTAAAAGTTTAGAAAAAGACCTACAAAGCGTAACTGCTGTTAACACTTACGATGACCTAGACGATTAAGTTGTAGGAGTTTGTTGCTTACCTTGAACCTGCTGAATTTGCTGTGCTAGTGTTCTAAACTGTGCAGCAAGTTTAGGGTCTTGGGCTACTGTGGTCATATCTTTCATCATTGGTTCAAGAGCTTTCATATCTTGTTGTCCAACAGGTTTACCTTGACTAGCCGAATCAAGTGCTTTGGCAATCTGCGGAGTTGGCGCTGTGCTTTTTGTTCCGGATTTTAATGCCGCTAATGCTTGAGCTGTTGCAGCTGCTTGTTTAGGATCTTGTTGCATTTGCCCACTAGTTGATTGTGATACTGAAGTTTGACCAGCTGTGCCTTGTGGCTGTGCAGCACCGAATTCTTTAATTTGTTGTCTACTTTGTTTATATTCTTGAGCTTCTTTGCCAAACTTATCCACTAGATATGAATAAATTGCTTGTTTTTCTGCTGGGGATTTATCGCTTGCTTGTAATGCTTCTAGTTCTTGGCGAAACTTAGAAATCATTTCAGTACCTTCATCTACAGCTTTTTTGTAGTTATAACGTTTACTTGGTTTATCTAAGGAAGTATATTCTCGTGCTGGGCGACTACCTTGACGTTGTGGACGTTTTTCCTCTACACCTAGATTATCTTCTTCCAGTTGCTCTAAGAATGCTTCAAATGCTTCTGCTAGCTCTTGTTCTTTGGTTTTAGGTTTAGGACCTTTACTTAGGTCTTTAAGTATATTTTCTTCCATACCCCCAACACCCATTCCTGGTTTAGGTGGATTCTTATCACTACCTTTCCAATAACCTTTAAACTCAGGACCTTCTGGATTGTGCTCAGCGGCTTTCATGCTAGCACCTTCAAATAAGTCAATCTTAGCTAGTATTTTTTTAAAATCCATGTTATTTTGCCTTTGATGTTGCTCTTAAGAACCAAGCGTGTTTAGCAAATGCATCTTGGCGATCTGCTAGGAAGTTACTAAGTCCGTGCTCACCTAATTCTTCTGCACGTACAAATAGATGTTTCATAATTTCTTGCATTTTTTCACTATCGTGTAATAATACTGCTACCATAGATTGCGGAACTAATAATTCGCTTTCGTCGTCAATGGCTGTTAGTACTGAAAAACGATGTAGACTAGCTGGAGTGTAGCCTTTTATTTTACGGATATTTTCCGCGAAATCATCAATGGCACCATATACTTCGTTGTAGATTGTTTCAAACAATAGGTGTAGTTGATAGAACTCTGGACCTTCTACATTCCAGTGAAAGTTCTGTGCTTTGATAGCAAAGCTATACTGACTAGCAAATGCAATCTTCAGGCTGTTAATAAACTTCTCGTCCATTATCTCTTTCTCATATTTGACTTACGTTTTGCTGTTGGTTTGGTTGATTCTTTGTAGAATTCACTCCAACCAAATCCATCGCCACCACCCATGCTAGTAGCAATACCACCCGCGCCTGTAGCACCTGATGTACACTCGCCAATAGTAGGTTGTATACCTTGTTCATGTTGGCTAAGAATATAATCACCTACAGCAACGATCATACCTTTGGCTACAGCAATCTTTTCTTGACACCATTCAGGTAAGTCTTCATTGTCGTCTAGACTTTTAGCTAGCTCTAATGCCATACGAATTGTTGTTAGCAAATTATCTTTAACCATGCCTGCCTCGTCACTATATTCTTCATGGCTGTATTCTGATTCGTTAATAAATTCTGATGGTTTCATAATATATTCCTAATAAACTATATTTATGCTATAGTAAAGGATACGCTATCACTATGGATTTCGTGAGTATATTCAACATCACTGATGTAGAAATTTCTAAGATCTAATTTTGTTAGATATTCTGGTTTGGATTTAATAACTTCAACATTGATTATATGTTGTTCTTTGGGGGCAAGTTCTGCAACTATAAGTTCATTAATATAGATATGTCGATCCCATACCCAATCACGTTCTGTTAATAGTTCGTTATTTAGATAAATTCTATATTTGCTATTTTCTAATTGAACCCATCTAGGCTCGACACAGTGAACTTCAACGGCTATTTCAGCTATCATTATATTAATCTAAGAGCTTTTGCGTTCTTAGTCGGAGTATCTGGGTGTACATCTACAGTTAGAGCATTTGACCAACGTGGGTCTTTGGCTTCTTTCTTGTTTTTAGGAATGTAGCCACTAGCATCTTCCAATAACATACCTTTGCGTACAGCATCATACAATGGTTTAGCTAGTTTGCCTGCCCCAGTAGCCTGCGCAAATAGTTCAAAATTGCCTTTTGTGGCGGCTTCACGAGCGCCACTAGCACTAATACCAGCAATGCCGTCCGCATCCGGATCACGTTCGCCGCTACTAACAAAATTAATATTAGTAAAATTATAGCCATCTGGTTGTCCGTTGTATTTGGTTAGTAATTCTTTAAATGCTGGCAAACGATCACTGCCTGCTACAAAGGTAACTGAACGATAACCTTTGTTATATAACCAATTGGCGGCCTGCATGATAGTTTTTATTTCTGGATCGTATACGACATGACCTGCTTGTTGTGGAAATAGAGCTTTGATGAATTTAACTTTAGTAGCATAGTCCAATGGATTCTTTTTAGGATCTTGGCTTTGACTAGTAAAGATAAAATAGTCACCGCCTTGGGCAGATTTGGCCACAGTGTCAATTAATTGACCATGACCAATTGTTGGGGGATTCATACGGCCAAAGCAGAAACTAGCGTGCTTGACTGTTTGTTGTTCAAATAGTTCAGTTAAAAACATAGTAAACCTTTGTCGTTACTATATTTATCTTAGAGTTTTTCTAATAACCAGATGTAAAATGGACTGGTAAATTTAAGAATATAAGTGCCATTCCATCCTAGATTGACACAGTTGTCTAATTGTGTAATAGTTTTGCCTTGATATGTTTGCGGAACATCTAGATAGTATTCAGCTGACCAAAGTAAGTTACCTAGACTAATATCATCGATTGTAATATCATCAATATTAAGTAATAGATCTTTAACTATTTCGCCATTCTCAATTACAGTGTCAGTTAGTTGATCTTTATTTTCTAAACGGATTTTAAGCTCGTGGGCACCTTCGTCGACATTACGTTCAAAGGTAACTGTTTGAGCTGTATTAGCTAGTTCTGTTTGTATTACCGGGTCGTCATCTAACCAAACGGAAAACTGAGGTTTCTTGTCCCAGTATGTTCCGCTTAGAGAGATTTCAAATTTGAGATTTTCGTTGTTCAAGATTATTGCTGTGCTTTCTTAGCTGCCATTTGGTCTGGGGTAATGTCTGGCATTGTTGGTTGACCACCAGTTAATACTGACAAGTCACCAGCAAACTCATAGTGACCACTGTGGTTCAATAGTACTTTAGCATGAGCATAGATCTCACCACCTAAAGCCGCCCAGCGACGACAGAATGTCCAGTCTTCACTTAGATAGTGACCTTTCTCATCGATTACACAATCAAAGATTGCATACATGGTTGGCTCGTATTGTTTGCCTAGACCAACATCATCTACATATTTTGTTTCTGGATGTGCTGCAATTAGTTTTTCATATACATGACGTTTGAACATCATGAAACCTGTGCCCATTGTGTCTACTGGGAAAATATCGTTGATGATCTGTGTGCCTGGTTTAACATTAATTACATAGCTAATTGGCAAGGCTTTCTTAGGATATAATCCACCAATAACATCTTTGTCTGTGGCTAACATCATGAAGATACTTTCTGGCTGGAAGCGAATGTCTGCGTCGATGAACATAAAGTGTGTAGCCGCTTGATTAGTCATCATCTTAGCCATTAAGTTATTACGAGCACGTGTTACCAGTGATTCGTTAACCATAGTGTCTAATGACCATTGTAAGCCAGTTTTACTTGCCATTAGAATAAAACGCAAGAAACTAGTGAAACAAGGTTCTGTAATCATGCCACCATAAGCTGGAATACCAAAGTGAACATGACATTTAGTAAAGTCAAATGGTTGACCTTGCGGTTGTCCTGCACTAGGTAAATTTAATGCTTGCCCTGGTGCGGCTTTAATCATACTAGGTGCGTTGGGTTTGATACGCTTTGATTGTTTAGTTGCCATCGAAAATCTCTCTTTTTAATTGAATTATGCTTTTTGAACTTCTACAAGTGTACCAGCACCTGCTAGTTCTTGTACTACTGCTTCGATACTTGTAACAGTATCGGTGTCTAAGATAACAGATTCATTTTCACTATCTTTTAACAATTTACTTACTTTTACAACAATAACTTCTTCTTGTAACTTTGCCATAATTGGCTCCTAATAATATACTACTATTATTTAGCGAGCCAATATACGACTGATAAAAATTTATATTACAATAATACCATTTTCATCTACTGTTTTATTTTCTAGTAGATCTAGCACAGGTGCTGTTACTATAAATTTAACAGTATCGTCAGCATAATCTATTGAAATAATACTACCGTTTTCGATATGATCAAACAAGATTTTCTTACTCAACGGTACTTTAATCAAGTCATTGATCTTACGATTAAGTGGACGAGCACCCATTGCTGGATCAAATCCAACTTCTACTAAATGATCAACTAAGGCTTCTGTTGGGCGTACTTTAATAGACTTTTCTTCAAGTAATGTGTTTAATTCGTTTAGGAATTTAACAACAATTTTCTTCATTGCTAGTTTATCAAGTTTAGTAAACTTAACTACAGCATCAAGTCTATTGCGAAACTCTGGTTTGAAGAAACGTTTAGTTGCTTCATCATCTGTGCCTTCTTTAGTCTGACTACGTCCAAAACCAATGGCATTCTTTTCAGCATCGGCACTGCCTAGATTACTTGTTAGGATAAGGATGGCATGACGGCAATCTGCTTTCTTACCGTTTGAACCAGTAATAACACCTTCGTCCATGATACTTAGTAATAGGTTACTAATATCAGGATGTGCTTTTTCAATCTCATCTAACAAGATAATACTGTGTGGGTTACGTTCTACTTCGCTGATCAGCAAGCCACCGCCTAGGTTGCCATCTTCGTAACCTACATAGCCCGGAGGTGCACCGATAAGTTTAGCCATGCTGTGTTTCTCTTGATATTCACTCATATCAAAGCGGATTAGCTTCATGCTTAGGTTTTCGCTTAATAGCTTACATAGTTCTGTTTTACCAGTACCAGTTGGACCTAAGAACAAGAAGTTACCCACGGGCTTGTTATGTGATTTCATACCAGCTTTGGCTACATAGATCTTTTCTAATACTTGATCTACAGCTGAGTCTTGACCATACAATTTATCTTTAATTGTAGTTTCGAGACTAATTAAATTATCTTTGGCCTTTTCGCTTAACAAGTTTTCACGTGGAATACCTGTAGCTTTAGCAATAGTATCAACAATTTCTTCCTTGCTGATGATAAAGTCTGGGTTCTTAATCTTAGCTTTAGCACAGCTCATATCAATTAAGTCAATGGCCTTATCAGGTAAGCGTTTGTCTGTTTGATAGCGTACACTTAGATCGACAGCAGCTTCTACAGCTTCATCTGCAATAGCACCA